TATCATAGTGGATATGTTTTATCAACAGCACGAAAGCCTATAAATATAGGGGTTTGCTGACTTTGTATGTAATCGAGTGTGCGCAGTGTGCGCATTATATTGGTAGCGTATATAGCTATTGAATACTCATTGCTGATAGGCTGCGCCTATCTATCGGTGACTATTGATCGATAGAAACAAACCATTGGACGTGCGCGATACACATAGGATAATGCGCTTTGAATTGGCTGATATCGATGGAGGACGGGCGATGGACAGAGGCACCGCACGCGCGCTTGCACGCTTGATTGTGCTTGCGAGCATCGCGCTAGTGCTGACGATTGGTGCTTGTTTGTTTAGTGGTTGCGTGTCAACGCGTACTACTGAATGCAAGCTGACGTGGAGGGGTGATTGTGAGCAACAATTGTTTAAGGAGTAATTGATATGTCACAGCTTCGACAGATTTTGCTAGCGGCTAATGCCGCAGCTGACTACTCAATGCCTTCGTTGCGTGCGCAGGCTGACCAAGTTGATATGGAGGCGTTGAGTAAGCTAGTTGATCGCATGGTGCAGCGCGCGCGCGTGCTGTCTCATGCGTTCGATGTGATGGACGAAGGTTCGCATACGCATCCAATGCAAGCTTTCTTGCATGCAACCGAATGCTTTGCAATCAACGATGATTCTCTGTCTGATTCTGAGTTTTACGCGTTGCTTCCGTTATGGGGCAGGCTGTGCGAACAAGCACAGCGCGCCAACACTGCAACGCCTGTAGGTGAGCAGCAGGCGCAATCGGCGATAGGCTTAGACGCGTTTGCGCAGCGTTTCATGCGAGGCGAGTGATGCACTCTACGCGTTCGCAAGAGCGCGTAGATTGGATTGCAACCCGCAACCAATGGAGCGAATCATATGAACGTGATGCAGGAATATAAAACGTGGAGCGATGCGGATAAGGCCGCGCTGCGTGAACTGCGCGCTGAAGTTACGGCAAAGATTGGTGTTGAGCCGAAACTATCCGACATGATCTACGCCGTGACTCCCGGCCTTCCTACTCCCGACTACTTGCGAGGCGTGTGATGCACTCTACGCGTTCGCATGAGCGCGTAGACTGGATCGCAATACCGCGATTCGTTCTACATCGGAGATTTGCAAACATGGCTGAATCCAAAAAGGTCCGCGCGAAGAAAGAGCTAAGCAAGGAACGACAGGCCGCTATGCGCGCGCTGAAGGATGCGGGTAGCGATCAGGAAAAGACCGTAGCAAAGCAGAAGCTCAAGCTTGTGCGGTTCAAAGAAGTTGCAAGCATTCGCACCGACGCTAGCATTCGCGCTTTGAAGAATCTTGAGAAGGCGTGCGACACAACTTCATACGCTTGGACCGACGAACAAGCTTCAAAGATCATCGGCGCAATCGAACCGCTCTACTCGCGCATTCGTGACAGCCTGCGCAAACCGGGCGCAAAAACTGCTCAACGGGAGAAGTTCTCACTGTAAAACGCGAATCCCCCTCGCGTTCTTTTGGGCCACCTAAGACGTGGCCCATTTTCTTTTAAGGAGTCTGAAACATGCCGCGAAGAACACTTGCAGCATTCGACCTGAAAGCCGCTCGCAAGGTGCGCGGCTTGTCTCAAATCAAAGTAGCTGAAATCCTTTGCGCTACTCAACCATCTGTTGCGCGTTGGGAATCTGACGGCAATTTGCCAGATGTGTTTCGTAAGGTGTGGCTGTTGCATTGGCAACTAGAGGACATGAAAAATGACACCGAAACAAACGGACGCAATAGAGAACCTGCACAGAGCATCAATAAGATTGGCCGCAGCAAGAAAGGAGTTAAGCGAAGCGCAAAGAGACCATCGAAAAGCGTTGCGTCAAGCGACGGAAGCATTGCCGGAACTTCCGTTAAAACTGGATGAATCCGACGATGGACCCGATAGTTGAATATGATGAATCGGTGACGGACGACGGCGCACTATTGCTTGACCGCTTAGTGCGCAGTCTCCATCGTAATGACGACGGATTTTTATCAGCTGATGAAAAACACCCTAGGCGCGGTGTTGACGAATGGCACAACGCGATCTGCCTTTATATCTATACGGTTGATGATGATGAACTCTACACGCTTAACACTTATTACGTGTTCGGTGGATATGAACCGCATACATATGAAGAATGGCGCGAAATCGCTTTCAGCTCTATCGATGAACTGAACTCACAAACCAATGCAAATTGGCATGGTGTTTATGGATGGTCTACAACTACCATTCGCATGACGCCAATTCGCACGGGTGATTTATTTATCGCAATTGATGCGAGTGGAGTGCGCGGTGTACGGGTCACATTTAATTCCCGAAAGAATAAGCGTTCGCCACACAATGGCGCGAAACTTCAAGCGCGAACAAACACAAGTGCTAGGGTTCGACAGTGAAACGCTTCAAGGTCCACCGATCACTTTGCAATTTTACGGCGGCCCTAACGTCGGGCGTTTTAATGGTTGTGTATTCATTGGCAGGCGTCAAGCTATTAACGTATTTCTTACTCAGCTTAAAAAATTGCGCCCTGGTCGTTATCGAATGTATGGGCACAATCTTGAGTTTGATATGTTGAGCGCACTTTGGGAGGAACGCGCGAAAATGCGCGACGGAAATATTGACTTGCGCGCTGGCGACTGGGAGATACATGGGCGCTATTCTAAGCCTGTATTTGCAGTGTTTGACGACGGTGAAAGGTATATAGAGCTGATTGATTCAATGTTGTGGTTTCAAACATCACTTGAAAAAGCGGGCGCTATTGTGTGTCCTGATCTACCTAAGCTGCGCCGTCCTAAAGGACTAGGCGAAATAATGTTTACTGCGAATGACGATGATTTTGTTGAGTACGCAATGCGTGATGCTGTTGTTGCTTATCATCTAGGTCATGCTATAGAACGCTTTCACGTTGAATTAGATGTAGCTCCGCAAATCTCCCTTGCTAGTATGGCTGCATCCGCTTTCCGCCGTCATTACATGAAAAGCGAAATGTATCAACCACCATTGCATGAATGGATAGCGGGCTCTGCTGCTTCATATCATGGTGGAGTAAATCGCGTTGGCCCTAACGCTGCGCCAGCATGGCACGTCAATGTAACTTCGCTTGATCTTTCTAGCGCTTATCCTGCCGCATGGATGGAACTGCCTGCGTTCTCACATCCTGAAGGATACAAGCCATACAGAGCAAGACTAGCTCACAAAGTTAAACATGTAGAAAACATTGGCGTTTACTGTATTTCTGGACGTGCGCGCGATTGTAATTGGCCTGCATTGTTCGATCATAATTTCTTGCCTTTGCAGGGAAAGTTTCAAGATAAATGGGTAACAGGTTTTGAATTGAATCAAGCATTAGAAACAAATGAAGTTCTGCTGACAAAGATCAGCGGCTTTGTTTATGATCGCGATTATGAGGACGGCTATTCCCCTTTTGCTGCGTTCGCTGAACATTTCTATAATATGAAGTCTGTTGAAAAAGACCCTGTTCTAAAATACATGCATAAAATCACATTGAACGCTCCAACTGGCAAACTGATACAGACAAGTCCAGACTTCACGCTAGTTGACGGTAGGCTTGTGAAAATAAAACGCGCTGGCGGCTTGTATCATCCGTTCGGCGCAAGTCTCACAACAGGACACACACGCAGCGTTATGCATGTTCATGAGCACGCATTCAACGCTTTGCACACTGCAACTGACGGTGTGTTTGCTCCCGGTCATTGCGCTGGATCAGATAAGAAACAACTAGGATCATTTGTTGCTGAAGGACATGGCGATTTAGCGCTATTCCGAAATAAACTTTATATCTTCTATACCGACATAGAAACAAAAGACACTTATCCCTCAAGTGTTTTTGAAGGAAGGTTTATTTTGAAATGCGCTAGACATGGTTTCCAGGGTCGCACCGCTGACCTTGAACAAATGTTAGTTACTACCTTGCGTGAATACAAAACAAATAAACCCTTGAAGCTAAAGACAGCTATCAAGAAACAAGAAGCACCTAACAAGTTCGTTGTAGCGGGGCGCAAGCTTAAAGACATTGAATCCTTTAGGGTGATAAATCATGCGTAAACATTCATATAGATTTCAACATATTCAGCTGACTTACAAGAGTGAGCAGCATCGCGCTTATGCTGGTAAGCGCGGATTCATTGTTGACGATTCAATTGTTGTGCTCATGAATTTATGGTTACAAGGACATTTCAATCATGGCAACGCGATCTAAACGCGGCAGATCATCACGCACCGCTTCAAAGAAACGCGGTAAGCGCTTTGCTGATTTGCCTAACTTTGAGCGTATGCGTCGGCGCAGTCCTGAGAGTGCTCCGCGCTTGTTTGAATGGCTGGTAGACAATGGTTATATCGAAACAGTTCCAACGTATCGGCGCAAAAGCGCCAATCGTCAAGCGCGCAGGCGTTAATTGCGCGCACTTTAGTGGAGTAACTGACAATGGCAACGAAGAAAGTTTCTAAGGCTGCGAAACGTATTGCTGATAAGAAACAGAAGCGCGTGCGCCCTGTTTCAGCTGCAAGCCTTCCTGAAGGCTATAAGGTCATTGAACGCGCCCCGAATTGGGATCATGAAGAAAATCCTGTTATCAATGGGGTGCGAAGCGAAGCGAAAGAACTTACGTTCGGTCGCGGAACTTCAAATGAATATGACGCAGAGTGCTTTGTCGTGACTGACAAAGATATCGGCGATGTAGCAGTCTGGAAATCCGGTGGACTCGCCGCCCTGTTTGAAGAAACAAACGAGGGTGACGAAGTTTACATTGAGTTTCTTGGATACGGTGATGCGAAGGACGATCAGAGCCCGCCGAAACTTTTCCGGTGTGCGTCACGTCCTGGTAAAAAGACTCGCAATCCGTTCTAACAATTCAACGGCAATCACAAGGCTCTATCAATCATGGTAGAGCCGTGGAGGCGCGATGAACTATGTCACTTATCACGAATGGTGCAAACATTTGCGCGACGCTACAGTTGTAGATGAATCCGCAGGCAAGCTAGGGCGCATTTCGGCGCAATCTGGCATTCCTGTTGATCGGTTGCAACGGTGGCTTGCAAAGGAGCTGTATTTATCTCATGCCGAATTCATTTCATTGCATGAGGTATTAGCAGAAACTCACAATCTTGGGAGTGAAGAGAATGACGCTGCAAAGATCGAAGAATCGCGAAAGTCGCTTGATTCACTCAAGCCGCAGCAGTGCGGTTGCCAGTCTTGCGAGGACAACGACATTTCATTCGATCAAAGCGATTAGAAAAATGCGCAGCGGTTCACCTGACTGGACAGGCAACGGCTGCGCATGGAGATATGTTTGCTACCCTCCCGGCGGTAGACCTGAATTGTGATATTGCGCCCCCTTAATAGGGGGCGTTTTCTTGCGACATTGCGTCAACCGCGCCAGCGAGCGGACTACCGCCGAATATTCCTTCAACAGCTGCGCCTGCTTCTATTGGATCATCAGGCATTGCAACAGCCTGCTGTTGCACTTCCGTTTGTTCTTCAATGCGCTGACCTAGCGCGATTGGATCAGCGGGCGGAATCGGTGCGGGATTGATAGACGGAAACATCGGCTGCACATCATCAAGCGCGTTATAGATACGATTCATAACGCTTTCAGCGATGTGAATTTTAGGGAACGGAATCATTATTCATCCTCCAAGTATTCAACAAACTTTTGCATTTTCATCATCGGTTCAGTTGTAAACCCGCGTTCCTCCATGAAACGTTTCCACCCTGGATGCCCGACACTATAAATAAGATTGCATTCATTAGATCGCGCAATCTTCTCTACTGCGATCCATCCCGGTTCCCATTGATCGCGCGAACCTGCAACCGTCAAAATGTTCATCGTCCTACCATAGCGAGTTTCAACAAATTCAACTAATGCCCATGCGCTAGGCGTCAGCCGATAAATTTCAAAAATGCCGCTATCAATCGCGTTTAGCATTTGCTCGCGCGTAAAAAAATCAAACCCCTTGACGAATGTATCAATTAGTTCGTCGGGCGTCTTTGGCGTTGTGTCGGTACTCCGATCCTTTCGCGAAACCAATCGTCGGACAGAATCCCCGGCGCTTGTTCCGGTTGCATCAACTCCGGCGCTTGAAGCTGTTGACGTGTCCTGCGCGGTGGCCCGCTGCTGCGTGGTTGCCATTGTGGAGCACTCCTTACAGATGGTGACTGAGTTTTACTGTCAGTCGGTTGAATGTTCGGAATGCTGATAGCAGGCGATACTGCTAACTCCCGCACTCCACCGCTTACATACTCGGACAAACTATAGTCAGCGGGAATCACGCCAACTTGTTTAGCCCAATTATCTAACCCTTGCGCCTGTTGTGAGATTTCCTGCAAGCGCTGTTGTCCGTACTGCTGCGCTACTTGCCGCGCGTTCAGTGCGAGTCTGTTGAAATCTTCCTTTGTGATTTTGAATTTTTCAGTATCTAACAAAACGTCAACACCTTGCGCGATAGACCCTACGATAGTACCCGCGCCACCTGCTGCAAGTCCTGCCCAAAATCCTTCTGGATTATCCTTAAACATTCCGCCACCTACTGAAATCATTTCAGCAAGCACCGCACGATTGAATGGTTTGTTAGGATCGAAGCTAGGGTCCGCAGTAAGAGACAGCACGCGCTGCGAAATTGCATCAACTTGCCGCGCAGTGTTTATAACGCCTGAATACTGATCGCGAAGTGTTGGCGCTGCGCTTGTAATAAGTCCGCGTTGCGCGTTGAACTGTGATGCTTGCTCAGCTTTACGCGCTTGAGAGTCCGCGTTCATCACACCGCGAATTGTTTCGTTCGCTTGCTCAATCAACGCGCGCCCTGTTTCATCACCTGATTGCAGCCTATACCATCCGTCGGCCGCAACGCGCTTTGCGTCCGATAAAATGCGCGCTTCATCAGGATCAGCAATTTGTAACTCAGAATCTATTGAGTCTTGAAGTCCTGAATATTCACGCCTTGTATTATGCATGTCACGTGCGACGTTATCTAAATAGCTTTCCTGCGCACGCTTGTGCAAGATTCCATAACCTAAGCCAGCAAGCAGACCAATAGGGCCAGCAACCGCAGCCGCAGCACCACCATATAACAAACCTGTTGCTAGCGGACTAACCCTTTCAACAGCACCGCGCGACCGTTTGTAAGGACGTTCACGGTCGCTTGTAACAGTAACTTCCTCAGCCATTTGAATAACTCCTTAAATGAGCGATGCGCTGGAATCAAAGTTCCATGCGCGGCTGCTACCACGGCTGCTTGATGTTTGCTCACCGAATGATTTCGCGAGCGATTGTGAAGTTGTCAACGTGGTAGGACCGCCGAGGATTTGTGACAGCTGACCATACGCGCCTAACTCTGCTTGATCCCCACGCTGTAAAACATCTAGCAACGACGGCAACGCGCCTAGTCCAGTTGACGCAGCGCTAAGGGAATTCGTAGCAATTGATTGTGCAACCGCGTCTCTTGACGCAATGTCTCCCGCACGTAATGCCGTTGCGCCCTGAGTGAATAAACGGCCAGCGCTTTCCGCCGCCAATCCTTGCGCAACGCCTTGTCTACCGCCGCCAAAAGTTCCACCGGCAACTGATCGCGACGTGATTGCTGGATTAAGTTCTTCACGAAATAATCTCCCTGTATCCTGTTGCAGCTGTGAAATCTGCTGCTCTAGGACAGGATTATTCGCGCTTAGTCTATCCTCAAGATAAGCAGATCCGGCGTCACCACCTAATTGTTCAAGAAACTGATTCCCTCCTGTAAATAGTTGCTGCGCGGCTGTGCGCAACTGTCCAGCATTCGCCGCTGCGCCAGTTGCAGCGGTTGACGCATTACCATACAGCTGCGCAAAGATGTCACTTTGAAACACATCCTGCTGCGACTGTGAGGCTTGCTGCGACCCGCTATAGCCGTATGATTCCGACGATTGCGAACTTTTGCTGCGTCCGCCACCTAATGAACCGCTCATTATTACATTCTCCTGAGAGTCAAAAACCCTTTCAAAATAGACGTACCGCCAGCATCAGAAACATTCTGCGCCCATGCAAGCGCAACGTTCCCACTACTTGAAATTTCTAATAGTCCGTCAATCTTTACCCATTGATCGTTAGTTGATTGAAATACTGAATAGCTAACATTGTCAGCCTGCGCACTCGGATCAACAAATGACGAATCAGCATACAAATTGCCAGTTGTTGCAGTTGTATGTTGTAGCACACTGTTTTTGTAATAGCGCACGTTCGCACCGTCATACGTTATTTCAAAAACATCGCTTGTTAGAAACGTTCCTAAATCTGCAACTGAACCGCCAGCCTCAAAAATATAGCAGTGATTGTCACTGTTGAAAAAGAATGAACGCGTGATGCTCGCATGCAATCCTTGTGATGTGCTAAGGCCAATTAAAAATCTAAGCGTTGTTGTATTAGGTGAGCAACTAATACGGCTGTTATTAGTATTACCATCGGAATAAATAGCACTATCAAAAGCAACACCGCCGCCAGTCTTATTCCAAGTAGAGCCAGCAATAACAGCGTTACCTGTAGCTGTGAATCCTGTAATCGCGCCCCCTGCAAGCGCTCCAATTGTGAAATCTGCGTTTCCCGCGATTGCATTGCCGCTTACCTGTATTCCGTTCGCGAATCCGTCAACAGCAAAATTTCCTGTATTTGAATTCGTATTGATGCGAAATTTAATTCCTGCATCAGCAGTTCCGCCGAACATGATAAAAGCGCTCAACTGATAGTTACCAGTTGGTACACTTGTGATTGCTAGATGCGGATCATCAGCAATCGTTACAGTACTTGTTCGCGTTGTGGTTGCAGTCTTTGCAGCGTTCTTATCTTTAGTTACCCATAGAGGCAATCCGCCGATGCCTTGCGACGTAAGCGTATCGCCGGACGATTGCGCGCCTGCTCCGAATACAACTGAGCCCGCAGCAGTGAGTGTCCATAACAACGTTGAATTAAATTTGAATTTAATTTCTCCATCGGTACCAGTTCCGCCGGTTGCGATAAGTTCAACGTTGCCACCACCATCACCATTCTCGCCACCTTGAATAAATACTGATCCACGCGGGCCACCCTCATTAGTTGAATTCGAACCGCTAACAATTGTTGGACCGCCAGCACCATCAAAGCTTGTACCACCTTGAAGCTTTGCCATTCCGCCGACGCCTTCCAACGCGCCGCCACCAAATATAAGCAAATCTCCGCCAGCTTGAACGTTGCCAGCATTGACGCCTGTACTACCCGCAACTAACAACAAATCTATTCCATCTTTGCCCGGTACTTGTTCGTCAGTTGACAACATCGCAGCAGCAGGACCATCAGCACCACCTAACAACAAACCGGGCTGATTCGGTACGCCTGAAGGATTGGGAATATTTGTTCCGAAAACCATTTGCCCGCTAAATTTCAATGTTCCATTCGGACCTACATATCCAACATAGCCCGAATTAAAAAACTCGTTGTATTGTCCACTAAAGATCCACACCGATTCCGCCAGCGGTACAGTGTAATCGTAAAGTGTTGCATTTGACCGCTCAAGCTTGCGCAGTTCACCATCTGCATACTGCGCAGAACTTTTAGTTGTCAACGGCTGCTTGACGTATTTAGTAGGAAGCGCCATTAAAATTCACCATCATACTCAGCTTCAATCGTGATACGCGTTACTGTCCAGGGTTCAGCAGAAGTGTTGTTGCTCACTTCAACAGATATAAATCTACCTGTTACCTCGTATTCGTTGCCTTCAGCTTTCCGCTGAACATACGCACCCCATTGCACACCCGCACCGTCGTCAGTTGAATTACGCGCACCTAATCTAACAAACAATTGTGATAATCCTGTTCCTTTGCCTTCAATGATAACGCGGCTTGTTACTTTGCGCTGCTCAGGATCATCAAATGCCAAATCAAGCCGCTGCAACACTGCATCAACTAGATTTGTTTCTGGCACGTCCTCAATAAATAACGCCGCATTTTCAGCCACTACAACGCGCTGCGACCCTCCCTCTTGCGTTTCATTCCATACACTCAAGTCAGAATCCCACACTTCGCTATCATCATCCCATGCCTGCGACGGCGCAGTGTCTGTAACATATCCGACGGTGCCATACTTCACCGCATTCAAATCACGCGTTACCCAATTGTCGCGCCGTTCATCCCATATATGAGCGATAGTTGCAAACTGACTTCCAGGTTCCGGCGCACATACCCAAAGTTCGCGCGCATGATCGTCATATATGGTAAAGACGTTTTGCGAATTGTTTTCGTCGATGCTATTGCGCAATGTTTGCTTAATGCGGTTATCCGCAATGCTGCGGATATTTATACCATCTGTTAGCACTACATCCTCATTCCCTACAACCGCTTGCTGCGTGCCAATTGTTTTAAGCGCATGCGGTGAAATCAAGCCAGTTGATCGTACAACTGGTCGCACCGTAAAGATGTTATCCGGTGGTTGCCCGGCATACTCAACAGCATGAAATGATGTAGGCTTATAAATCATTAGCTGCGTGCCTAATGGCACACCAGAAACGCAACGCCCCGGACTATCAGCGAGAAACGCAGACCCTGCCTCATTATCTGCGCCCGGTGTCCATGAATCAGGAATTGCGCCCGGTTCTGTTGCATCACTCCATAGAATCAAATTATTGAAAACACCGCTAGGTGAATCTATATCAAGCGCAAACAAATGAAATCGAAACGCCACAATAAATTTGCATAGCGTAGTCGCTGGAAAATCAGGCAATGGTATCGCATCATCACCACTGTCCCCGGTCCAGTAATGCGGCGCATTTAGCCCGTTAGTGAAAACAGGAATACCATTCAACAGCGTGCTAGACCACTGATAAGGATCAGTGATCGCAAGCTGCGACGGAATAGAAACATCATATGAATTGCTTGTTTCTACCGCGAACACATCATCTGTACCGAACAACAACCACCAATTGAAATCATTCAAATTGAAATTCAACAGATGATACGGAATCGTCGGAAACGCAGTGTAAACAGACCTGCGACCACGAATACGCGACGGAAACCCACGCCGCATATGAACGTTACGAGCAAGCGACAAAACTTGCTCAGACAGCTCTAACGGTTCTATATCAAGGATATGACCGCCAACGGGTCGCAGGATCTTTTTCATTACTGCGAATCTCCAGCGCAAATAACTTCAACGCGATTAGGTGTAATCATCGCATTGACTTCCGTGCGCACTAGCATGCGCGATGCTACCGGCTCACGACAATAACGGTTGATCTGCTTAGCAACAGTCGGCCCAATTTCCGACTGAAGTAGAGAACATCCGCTGACAGCAAACAAACATACAGCAATAAATAAACGTTTCACTTCACTTGCTCCTTTACTGTTACAGTAATCTGCTGCGCCACCATTTCAAAAGCTTTTTCAATGCGCGCTAATCGCGCCTCAAGCTTCCAAATGAAATATGCGCAGATCACTAGCGCAGGCGTACCACCACCTTGCAACAACTGAAGAACATCCGTCGCTTCCATTTGCAAATACTCCCGCTTTACGTTCCAACCGCCAAGAAAAGAAATATGTGACTTGAAAGGATGCTAGACATGTTTCTCATGTTCAGCGCTGTTTCATTCGCATCAACTGAAAATACTGTAATATTAAATCCAGACGGTGAATTGTTTTGACAGATTGCTATCACCATTGGCGGCGCAGAAAACCCTGCCGCTGCATAATTGATAACAAATGCACCTGCGCTTGGATTCGTAACAGAATTCACGTTTTTATTTGCATACCCTGTATCAATTCCTGCTGCTCCAGTACCGCGACAAAACGCAACTTTCAGCCCACCAAGCCGCGTCAATATTTCGTTTAAGTCTGTTGGACTACCGGTAAACCCATCCATTTTATTTAATTCTGCTGTCGTCGCTGTAATGCCGTCTAACACATTAAGTTCCGTGTGACTTGCAGTTACTGCACCCTCCACGTTCGGCAACGTGTTTTGCAATGTTTGTTTCGTAAGGCGAATATGATCGTCGCCCTGCGCTTTTGGATCAGACCCACCAACAGGATTTGACGGGTCCAATTCATGAATAAATGTTGCAGCTTCAAGACCCATTAGTAGTTACTCCTGAAAGAAACGTTATAAGCATTCGCAGATTGACCGCCGCCTAGCTTCTTTTTAGTCTTGCGGTTTATGTCTCGAATCATAGACTGAACGCTTTGAAACATTGCGCTTGCAAGCTCAACATTGCGCGCACGCTTAAACAAATAAACCTGCGCAGCCTCTATGTAAAGCTGCGGACACTCGTTTAAGAGTGTGTTTGTATCTGCATCATTCACTAACGCCGCAGGCATGCCAAAATACTTAAGCTGAATCTCAGCATTTTCAGGCGGAATGCCAGCAAACAAAATCGTCGAATCGCGCATGCAATACGCGACCACATCTGTAATGCTGCGATACTGTGCGACCAAAGTTTCGTCAACTTGATCTAGCGGACAGTTGTTATATAACGCAGCACGCATCAATGTAACTTTCGACGGCAACGTATACACTGCTTCTACTATTCGATCTGTTTCGTCTAACGTTGCCTCAAGAAAATAACCTTCAAGAGTGAGTGCTATCAACGCCTCCCCTTGTTGAATAAACCGCACAATGTGCGGCGCATAATCTTCACGGTGAGTGTCACCTAAGATTGCTGTTTTTAGCTCTGAATAAATCATTTAACTAACACTCCATTCTTCACAACCCCGCGAACGATTCGGCCAACGCGGTACGGTTCAGAAAACGCTGACCGCTCAAAACGCTCCCAAGCGGCGCGTTGTGCTTCTGGATCATTGTGATTCGCTAGATCAGGATACAGTTTCCTAAGCGCGAAAAAATCTTGCTCAGGAATTCGCATCGTGTGCCGCATAGCTGGCGGATTCCGATGCGTTTCGTTTCCATCACGAACACGCTTCACAGATTCAAATACAACGCGCCGATTGGGATGCACAGCTAATTACTCCTTACGTCGGGAATGTGACATCAAGCGTAGGATCAATGTCAGCAATCAAGAAGTTCGCACGTTCAAGAAATGCTTTGAGCATCCAATCAACATGCAACAGTTTCTTATGACTGAGACCAGTCTTACCGAGTGCTTCAACTTTCCACCCATACAGCAGCCCAAGTTTCCAAAATCGCGGATCAAGACCATAAACGTTTGCTACTTGTGGATCAGGATCACCACCAATAGACAAATACGTTTGCTGCAAACGATTAGGAACAATCTGCATCAACGTTCCAAAGTCCGTTTTGAACGTATCGATATATCCCTGCGACACTTGTGCAACGGCTGCTCCACTGCCGTTAACATTTGCAGTAGGTGCTGCTGCATATGGAGTCTTAAACAACCCCAATGCAAGCCGCTTCGTAACACCGGGCACACTCATGAGCACTGTTGGATTACCACCTAGGATATAAACATCCTCAATCAAATCCGTGATAGTTACCCAAGTAAGAGCACGTTCAGCACCCGCAGTCTGCGCTGTAACAAGCTTTGTTCCAGTTTGAAACCCTGGAACTGCACCACCTACGCCTAAATCCTTGTTAGTAGTAATCCAAGAACCAAGCGTGGCAGACTGTCCTGCGACGGTATCACCATCATCCTGCACTGATGCCTGCCCCTGACTTGTGACAATACCCTCAACGTCGCGCCGCAATTCCTGCAAGCGCTGCGCTGTCTGATATCCCATTTCATCAGCACGCCCAATTGCATCAACCATCTGACCACGTTCAGTGATCTGTACATCTTTAGTTGAAATCTGCGCATGATTGCCAACGCGCTTTGCGTTTGCAACAGTCGCTTTATTATTCGCGCTTGAACTATCAGAACCTGAAACAACTTTGTTTGTTAGATCAGGTGCAGCAAGCTTGTCCTCAGTCCATTCGGAATAAGGATTGCTGAATCCATCCGTACCGATCATATCCAAGAAAACCGTAGGAATGTCGCTGATATCAAAGATTGAATCAAGCACATCCTCACGGACCAAGCCGCCAGCGGCGACATCTTTCAAATCATCTACATCTAAGTAGTCTGCGGGCGCAGCCATGTTTAATTACTCCGATTTGTTGAACAATGCAGCAATGCGAGACTGCTGACTCGGCACAGCTCCATCCCTACGCGTTGAGGCTTGCTGGTTCGACGGACGCGCAGCGGCTTTCTTTGTCTTCGCTGAACCACGATGCCCCTTACTATCGGGAATCGTAACTTTCGCAAGCGCTGCTTTGATCCGCTTGTCACGAAGATACATATCACGAATGAACTTGATTGCACGATGGTCGTGAACTGATGCAATGAATGTTTCATCGAAACCATATTCACCTAAGAGCCCGATCATGCCTTGCAAGTCCTCACCAGCGCGCTTTTCATCACGCCATTCCGGTATGTGCTCAAGAGTCATACGCCTCTCAGTCGCCATATTGGCTTCGTGACGTTGCCGAATCTTATTCACAATTTCCGGTCGGATATGTTCTTTCGGGATCATCGCAAGCAATTCGCGAATTTCCGTTTGAGAACGTAGCAATTCACCCTCAGAGCGCATACGTCGCTGCTCAAATTGTGTCTCGCGTGTTTCCAAGTCAACAAGTTCTCCAACGCGATCCTTCAACTGTCCGATGGTTAGCGGCTCCGCTCCATCGGCTAATGGAATTTTCACGTTATACACTTGTTCGGGCTTTAACCCTAGCCGCTTGCTCAACGCCTCCATACTATCGGGAGGCTTTGACGGATCATCAGCGACGATGTTTCCATCATCATCTAATGTTTCTCCATCGTCCGGCTCTGCAAACAATTCCGCCAGTGACAAGCGTCGCGGTTCGTCCGCTTGCTGCTGCTGCTGCTGTTGCTCCCGCTGTCTCTCAGCACGAGAAGGGCGCGGTTGATACTGCGGCTGCTGCGGTTCATTGTTCGGTGCGTTACCTTTGCCGTTCACGGTTTTCGCACCATCGGCACCGCTAGGCGTCGATTTCTGATTGCTGCTTGTCTCCAAGCGCTGATTTGACGGCTGCATTGATTTCACTCCTTACAATTTGAATTGCCTTCATTCGATTCCACAACAAATCGCGATCCTCTTTTGACGGATCGGCTTGCCATGCCGTAAAGCAATTTGCGATTGCTTTATCAAAGCATTCACTCAACAGCGGATTCGCTTGTAGCGCCTTCGCTGCTTTCTTTCGGTCGTCCGGTGTCATTTGATGCCTCACTTACTAGACGTTGCGATTCAATGCGGCTAGTTGAAAGCAGCTTGCGCAATTCAACAACAGCACCGGATGTAATCTTAGCTTCCTCAATCTGCGCCGACAGGACTTCAGCGTAGTATTTGAACTGAGTTTCTACGTCAATGCGATACTTCTCAAGCGCGGCGCGAACTTGCTCCAATGCCACCGCTTGATTAAGCAACGCGTCTTGTTTCTGCTGCGCCTGTTGATTGTTCTGCGCTTTCCGTTTCATCGCTGCAATAGCTTCGTCACTGCGCGGATCAATCATAAACTTCTCAGGATTTTCAATGTCGTTGACACGCAGCCATGAATTCATAGCAGCGTGATATTCGTTCACACCTACTAGAATTTCCTCCATTCCGTTCGCAGCTAAGAACGCTTGACGATCTAACAAACGCTCAAGCACTGCACTTTCGCGCGCCCGATCATTCATAGACTTGCCCAAGTTAACCTCAACAGCATCGCGAACGCGCCACTCCGCAGGATTTGTTTTTACCCATTTATTCCCACGCTTAAACATGATCGGTTCTTTCCACTGCGTTCGCAATGTTTCATGCGCAATCATATACATGGCACGCACAAGCGTATTCGCAAGAATGCGAGTCATAAACAACGCTAGTGATTCCATCACACTGTAAGCGCGGTCTAAACCCTGCGATCCAACGCGATCATTCAATTGCATTTGCCCCGTTGCCATATCAAGTGCTGCGCCGCCTGATTCACTGCGCACGCTGCGAAAATGATCTAGGTTTGCTAGAATGTTTGCTGACGTATCAGGTACACCAAAAGCCATAATCGCCTGCCGCACATCCTGCGCAAGTTGTGGATTCACGCGAATACTACCGTTAGTGCGTCCATCAGTAATATCCTGTTCTTCGCAAACTCCATCTAAATGCGCAGTTCTGTTTTTGTTTGTAGCGTTTAGATTATCCATCAGCGCACGAGTCAACGCAGTTGTTGAATCTTGCACCCATTTCAATTTATCAAACAACGAAATCCCCATGAACGTATGGGGATTGATAATTGCAACGCCAGTCGCATAACAAATCAAATCCGCTATGTCGTCCTCCAATACCCATTGGTCACTAAAACAAATCCGCCGCAGCTCACTTGTTCCGTTACCATCATCCATTTTTACATACGCCTCATACCATTCTACTAATTCTTGTGATACGTCAATCGGCATGCTGTTAGGCGTAACATTACGCGGCAACCGTGCGTCAGCTGCGGCCTGATACGGATTATTCCACCGTCGCAGCTGCATAACTTTTGATTTTGGAAATCCGCGCTCTAACAAAGTCGAACGCGCTTCAACGTGTCTTTCAGCGCAAAACGGAATATCTTCTAAGTCCTGTCGATGCCAATCTTTAGGATATAGAAAATTTTCCGGCGCTAATGCTTCAACGCGAAACTTACGTGTAGTCTTTGTGAGTGTTGCAGACAATTGCCCCGTCTCAGGATCGAACGAATGCACATCAGTTTGCCCAATCTGATCTAACACTTCTGTAACTATCAGCGGGTCGACATTTTCACGTCTAATTTGTTTCTTATGCGTGCGCTTATCAACATAAATTTTTATAACAGCATTGCGCAGCTGCAATGCATCTTTTATGGCGCTTGTCAGTTCAATGAAACCATTCTGCCGCTTAAACAACATTGTTTGCACACAATCAGATTCTAAGTTTGCTTGCTCTTCATCTGCTTCATCATATGCACAGAATTCAGCGATGCGCTTATCTAACAATGGCTCTGTCATGAGAGCCAGATTCCCTTCAGTCATTGAGCTAACATCACCAGTAACCAGCGAACTACGTCCTACAACTTCATCCCCTCTTTTACGCTGAAAATAATAATCGAACGAATCTTTACGCGACTGCGCAAGTTCATCACCATCAAAGCCAATGCAATGCACAAGCATTTGCTTCAGCTTCATTGACAGCTGTTTCTGTTCTTCGCCCGATACATGATAACGCCATGCCATGTTAAATTACTCCGCGATCATAGACCGCATAGCTCAACGGTTTAATAACTTTCTTACGATACGCCAATGAGTTTTGCATCACCATCAACGCCTCAGCTAAGGCCGCATGCGTTAACGTTGTTTCATCGTTTGAATCGCGGTAAGGCGTATAAGTCATACAGAAATCAGCTAACGACTCGCGCGCTGCTGACGTTGCATTACAAATGTTTAGTAACGCGGCTGTCCTTCCATCCTGCATATGCTGCGACGGTGGAGTGACGGATATCACACCATCACCATCAAGACCAGCAAACAAAGATGGATCAAGACTAACGCCCGCATGCACAAGCGGACTTTGCGAATATCTTTGCGAAATGATTTGCACAGCATCTGTTATATTCCGTTCAAGGAACGTGCTGACTCCCACGATGAAATCATCCTGATGAATGATTGCGGCAATTCCTTCGTCACGCAATCCCCATGACACGCGCAATACTCTGTTATTTCGTTCCCAAATACGAGGATCAATCTGTAACAGTCTGTTGTACTGTCTACCGAAAATTGTTCCTGTATTTGCTGCGTCGGGATCACAATAAAATTCCTGCTGCGCTAAACTGCGGCTCATTCCTTCGGCTATTTCTTTTTCAACATCCGCAGGCGTGACAATTGGTGAACCATCATTACGGCATGTATCCATAATCGTTCGCAAATCAACATACCAATTCGGATTGTCTTTTAGTTGTTGATACATCCGATAAGCATGATTGCGCGCGCGAAACGTTGTAATAAACATCGCCCATCCTTTGTTTTCTACAAGGATAGGTCGCACATAATCCCATGCCGCAGGATCACACAACGCCCACTCAGAGAACAAAACACCACCTGGATTCGCACCTACTAAACGATCATAGTTATCTGATCCCAACATCTGCCAGCTGCTACCATTCTTAAACGTGATAGACATTTCTGTATCATTTGTATATTCACGTATCGCTTCAGGGAACGCACGATCTATAAAACGCTCACCCGTGCGCGAATCGATTCCTTTCCATATCGCGCGCCTCGCTTGAACATGAAAAGGAAACAAATGCCAGTACGCTGCTACACGTTCATGCGCCCGCTCGCGCGCAAAGTCTAACCCGAACACATCTTTGCCAGCGCGTCGGTGCCACACCAGATAAAACCGCATCAAGTGCTCAAGCTTGTAACGATCTACAGCGGCTTGTTGATGTGGATACAGCAGCAACTTCTGTGCTGTGCGAACGCGCGACGATTTGCGAGCAGTGCGAGCCATCAGCAGAAACCTCTTGACAAGCCGCAGAGTTTACGCCTATAGGCAACGTCTATCAATCATTCAAAGTGCATAGACCCTATATCGATCACTCACAATCGATAGACACTATGAATAGCTGTATGCATGTACATATCCACAATAGATGTATACGCTACCAATATAATGCACACACTGCATACACTCAATTACATACAAACTCCGCAAACACCTATATTCATAGGCTTACGTCGTGT